GACCATACCTACTGTGAAACCAGTAACACCTGACGTAACAAGGTCAAGCCAACCTTGCAAAATTGTCTCAACACCCATCAATGCAGACTTGACAATATCACCGAAGTTACCTACAGCCTCACCGGCTGCATTCCATAGATCGCCCCAATCACCACGTAGTAGTGCGTCAGCAATCATGAAGAAATCAGTGATAACAGCACCGATACTCTCCAATACACCAGCGATGCCTTCAACCCCGGACTGGACTGCACTCTTAACAGCAGGCCAGTATGATATTAACCGTGGTTTGATCTTATCCCAATTCTCAATGACCAACATCACCGCAACAGCAATGCCAGTAATAAGTCCAGCAATAGCAAGAAGCGGCCCTGCTTCAAGTGCACCGAAAATAAGTACAGCACCACCCAATGCTGATACCATCGTCAACACTACGCCTGTTACGCCAGCAATAGCTACGGTTAGTACAAGCAATCTACCAATGGTATCCTTAGTATTCTTGTCCATACCGTCAAGTGCCTTAGCTAACGCTTCCAACGGCTTGAGCAAATCACCAATGGTTGATAGCGCAGCCTGCCCTAACTCCAACCACAGGGACTTCAAGATGTTGAGTGACCGTGCCCATACAACACCAGCTGTCTTATTCATGGCGTCAAACGACTTCTTGAATTCGTTGTTGTCGCTTGTCGTCTTACGAAGAATATCCTGATAGCCACCGACATTGGTAATCAGTGTTGTGAATGCTCGCTGTCCCTGAATGGTGCCAGTAGTACCGGACAATGACTTGAAGAAGTTCTGTGCACTCTGTTGTCCTGTTGCCAGCTTCGGAAACTTCTTGTTGATTTCCCCAATGATTACATCAAGCTGCTTATAGTTACCGGCAGCGTCACGTACAGAGATACCATGCTTCTTCAAACCTTCAACCATCTTGGCCGAAGTTAACTGCTGCAACAATCGTGCATAACCTACAGATGCTTTTGATGCGCCTAGAGCACGTGTCAGGAATGCAACAGTACCAGCGAGGTTATTGAATGACTGACCAGTTTGATTAGCTGCCGGTGCTGTAGTCTGCAACGACGCTTGAAATTGCTGCATTGTGATACGACCGAAACGTACAGCAGCAAATGATCGGTTAAGTGCTGTTTCAACACCCTTGGCCGTTTGTGGTATCTCTTTGAAGTTAGACAACACAGATAGGACACCTTGTGTGGCATCCTTCGTGGAGAGACTACCAGCCACAGCGGCCTTATTGACCTGTACGAGAATGTCACGACCTTGTTTACCACTGACATTCAATGTCGAGAAAATATCGTACAGCGCCTGTGACATATCAGCAGATGCAGAGGGGAATTGCTGCATCTGCTTGATGATCGCATCCATGTTACGCTGAGCTTCAACACCGACTTTCTCAACGCTATTGGCGCTCTGAGTAGCTGCCAATGTCGCCTGGGTGTTTAGCTGTGCAGCACTGTTTGCAGCAAAACCAAGAGCCGCCGCTCCAACACCACCGATAAGTTGAAGCTGACGGCCCATAGACCCGAGTAGATGAACGCCGCTAGCTAGGCGTTCTGTTTTGAACGCCTTGACTTCCTGATTTAGAGCACGTTGCTTTTCTGCAGTTTGTGCAAGCTGTTGATTTGCTATCTGCACTTCACGACGTGCAGCAGCCATCTTCTCTGCCTGTACCTTGGAAGCCTCACCAGCTTGTAGCTCTGCAGCAGACAACTTGCCATACTGAGCAGTGATACCGCCTAGCTCTTGACGTAGTGCAGTTATCGTACCTTTCTGTGCAAGAATACGATCATTCACACTACCGTACGCACGATTCAAGCTATTTAGCTGCTTCGTCTGCGACTGTAGCTCATGTGCTTTATCACCTGCAGATAGATCAGACTTACGAATAGCACTGATATTCTTATATGTCTGATTCTGTCGCTGAATGATGCTTTCACGCTGCGCCTCAAGGTTCTTGAGTTGATCTGCAGCACGAATCTGACTAGCAAAATTACGTGTGGTACTGGATCGAAGCTGTGATTGACGTGCAATAGACTGTGCTGCCGCTTGCTGTTCTTTGATACCAGCTTGCGCTTCAAGTGCACGAAGCTTGGCAGTCCTATTCATCAATGTGTTTTCACGTCGCATACGCTCAAGGTTCAAGTTACCTTGACGCATACGTAAAGCTTCTTTGGTACCAAGTGAAGCAACGTCAGCACCGACCTTACGCAACACACCGGACGCCTGATTCTGCGCCCTGACGATCAAGAACAATTCACGTGCGCTAAGACTCATCCACCCATCCGTTGCTGCAATCGCTGCTTTGCTTCTGCGCGTAATCTCTCGCGCTCATCAAGATCATGCTGTACGTTGTACACTGTTTCTAGCCGTCGAATGTCTATCGGGTCTTGATCTAATAGCCCCCCTGCGCGTGGTAAGCAATGAAACTTATCGCACAGGGAGGCTATTTCAACCCAAGCCGATGCTGCTTGTACTACGTGTGGGTCTTGTCCTTCGACCGATCGTTTGGTGAGGATACACTCGACGGCCCATGAAAAGCCTTCTTATCCGACTCTTCCTCTTCACCGTTCAACTCATCCAAATATCGCTCAATTTCCTGACCGATCTTAGGATCAAGAGCGTAGATGGACATGTCGTTATTGAAATCAAGCTTGTTGCCGTTCTCATCCTCAAGATTATGGTCAACAATGCAGTGCTGAAACTCAAACTGACGTGACCAACGCTGCATAAGCGCAATGTCAACTTTGCTATCCTCGCCTCCCCGACCCGACATACTCATCTTACTAGCATTGTCACGTCGCTCAAGAAGGAGGCCGAAAGGTAGCTTCCTTAGCTCGACAAAACCGCCCGTAAGGCTCTTGAGTTCCTTACGTACCGTTTCCTGTGAAACAGTTGCTTTGGGCATGTTGCTCTCCTTAGCTTTCGCCCGTTTACGTGATAGTTGCCGCGCTCTTTACCGCGATCTGATATGCGTTACCACCAGCGATGGCAAGGCCACGCATAGTAGTACCGGCCATAACAAGATCCGGTGCAGATCCGAGGCCAACCGTGTATGTATCATACACGCTGTTGTAGACAATTGCCTGGAACGCATCCACAGTAGCCCCGGCGAATGTACCCTGAGCCGGAACCGACTCAAGCTTGATTGATCGCTTAACAACTGACTTGAAGTTATCGTACTCAGTACGACTTAGGAAATCAAGCTCAGTGTCAATCGTCAGATCGGTGAACCCGTAGCTAATGTACTGTGCAGCACGGGAGTTTGTAATACGGTTCTGTGGAGCCGGGTTATCATTGATATTGAGCGTAAACCCGTTGAACGTGAGGCTTGGCGTAGCAAATGCCGGTGAAGTACCGGCAGTATCCACATACACCGCATGAGCATCTGCACCGAACAGAACCGGTGTCTGCCACGTCGGCGTACCAAGACCGCCAGGCTGCTGTTCCGACAGACCCATGATATCCATTGAATGACGAAGAACGCCATCCTCAATGGTGTATGCATGGTTACCGACGGTGCACCCCGCATAACCGAATCCAACACCGTTACGAATAACAGTGATGGAAGCAGTACGTCGGTTAGTTGCGCCAGTGACCGTATCACCAGCCACAGGAGCCGAGCCGGTCGCTGCCGGAGTGAATGTGTACGTGAATGGCCCTGCGCCAGTCTTAGCAGGAACCATACGCGAGATGTAAAGCCAGTAAGGCTCAAACTTACTGTCAACCTCATACGTTACGTTACCTTCAACGTGGTAGTATGAGTTCTTTGCATCGTTATCGATGGTCTGCTGTCTAATCGCCTGAGAGTAGTATTTATCCTCAGTGTAGACCAACGACTCGCTGAGAATCGGAATAAAGACCGTACCTGCCGTTGTCGGCGGAAGGTACGTTCCCGGCGAAGTCTCAAACGTCAATGCAAGATAACCACTTGCACCAATACCTGCGGGCATTAGCTATCACCCTCCTTGTCTGCGTCAACGGCATCCGGCGACGCGTTAGGCGCTGGAACCTGATTTGCCGGAAGCTTTGCATCGCTCGTACCGCTCACGTCTACATCTTCCGTGTCTTTGTAGTAATCCTTGACTTTCATGCCAGTGCGCGAGAAGAACCGGCCCTCATCCTCTTCGTTTAGGGTGATACTACCACCATTCTTGACCATCCCCACACCTGGGACTTCAAACTCACTGTCAGGGCCAAACCCTGGGTGCTTGATCGAAACCTTCAACGCCATCGTTACCCTCCAAACGGTGCTCGACTACGACCTATCCAAGCAAGTGATGTACTCACAACACCATTGCCTTTTGCCCGATTAATAACACCGGGTGTCTCGGATGCTACATATCCGTTTATCACATTGCTTCCAAGCGTGTAGTCAGTGTGAAGAAAGTCAACCACCGATTCCGCAAAGAGCATATCTTGTCGTGTACGTATCTTGTGACTGACAGACATGTCTGCATGAATGACAAAAATTGTGACTTGCAAAATGACTTCAAATGTACGAGTGGCAACATAATCACGTGTGATACCGCCAGCCATAACCACAGCAGCCGGATATGGCGCTGCAAAATCTTCGTCACCATACCAAACACTCTCAAGGCCAATCGTTGCCTTGTTAGTGTCAATAAGGTCATGTATGTAATCAAGTGCTTCACTGTTATGCGAGAACACCTAATACGTTCCCTGAATATTTGTTGGTACGAACATACCACCAGGGCCACGTAGCACTGCTCCACCCTGTGGACTAACTACGATACCGGCAGCATCGGACACAAACTGCTCAAATAGCTCAAAGATAACTTCACCGGCCTGCTCCGACAACCACAACCATTCACGCTGTGGTAGGGGGTTTGGCCCTTCAAAGAACCCACCATGCGTTTCACGCTCTGGCAAACCCATGTTATGTGCCAACATGTAATCAGGCGGCGTAGCATCAAACGTGATGGTGCCTCCCTCTGGATCAGTAGCAATCGTGTATGACCGAATTGATGTAGCTACCGCCTTACCAGCGCCAGTCTTAACCAACGTAGCAGACTTACCGGAGAAACCCCCCGGTGCTGTCTCGATGTAGCCCTGACCTGTAACAAACTCAAATGTAGGGTCAGTATATGTACCACCGGCCAATGGAGGCCATGCACCGTCAGATCCTTCACCTGCATCAAAGTGTGCCTTCACGTCGGCAGTGACAGCTTGACGTGCTGCAGCCAACACCGGATACATGTTCTCCATGTATGCAGCAGCTTCATCAAGTGCAGCAGCCACACGTAGCGGCTCATCCTTGTGTGGTGCCCACTCAATGGTAAGGGTGCCGGGGGCACCGACACCAGCAACACTACCAAGTTGATAAGGTTCAAACACTGGCACTAAAACTGCGCTCCAATAGTGAACATCGGTGCATTGTCACTTGGAAAGAATTGTGGGCCTACTGCATCATCCGTAGTGATAACCTCTCCCGAAGTCACATCGACCAGGGAGAGGTTACCCATACGAATGTCATTCAATGCAGACATAGCCTCATTGTACAACCGTTGACCGTAGTTGATATCTTCAACACCTACGGCGTTCTCTTCTGACGTGCGATTTCGATACCTCAGACCGGCTATCAGCTTTCCAGCGATTTCACGTATAGCTACAGGAGTATTCGTAGGAGTATCCCACGTAGCTAATGTTGCAGGTGTAAAGATACCGACTAGGTAACCTTTCACCATTCGCTCTACGGAAAGCTGATAGCCGTCTACATCACTTCCAACCGTTGGTATCCTATCCAGTGGAAGATGTGTAGTAACATCTGAGATATCAGCAAGTGCCACGTATTTACCTCACGGAAGTTGAACGTGGCCCGTCTGCACCCTCTTCTCGCTCTTCCAGTGTCGCCGCCTGCGGCACTGTATCGTTCGGCCCTACCTCTTCGTACTTCTCAGCGCGAAGCACACCGGCTGCCCGAAGATCGTCAAGCTGCTTCTTATTGAAGCCCTTGAGGTCACTTGCAGTCTTACCAGCCTCTACCGTGATTGCCTGCTGATTATCGTCAAAACCAATCAGCACCGGCGTATGAAGATACTCTTCTGCCATTGCGTCTATCCTCCTTATGCCGATGCAGTCTTGAAGATGTATCCAGCGACGTTAGACACGATCTTGGTGTCATAACGGTACTTCACTGCAAACATGTCCTTGAAGTGTGAATCGACGCGCCAACGATACACCGGGCGACGCTCACCACCATACGGACGAACGAAGGTCTTACCCCACGTCTTAGTGCGGAAGCCCGCAAGAGGCTCGACAATCGCCATACCGGCGTCCGTACCCCACAGGGAGGTAATGGACTCTGTTGCATCGACGTTATCTGCACTGTTGTACACCGACTGACCAATGACAATCTCACCGTCAAAGCCAATCAGTTCCTTGAACGCATTGACGCCCGGAGCGGGAGTCTGAAACTGGAACCGCTGAATCACAGACGGGTGAAACTGCAGTGCGTTCCATGCATTGAAGGAGAACCACATCAAGTTGGGCCAACGTGACGTATCCTGGTAAATCTGATTCATACCGTCACGGAGGTTCTTGAGCGGGTTGGAGTTGTACGGATACGGTGCCGTACCGGACTGACCATAATCGCTCCACTGAGTGGAACCGGACAGCGTAAGCGTATGGCCCGCAGCGTAGTTGGATGTGTTACGCACCGTATCGGCCACAAGCTTCTCATGCCGAAGCAATAGTGCGTTGGTGGTATCCTCGATGGCGTCAGCCTCGGGATTGAGGTCAGCGGGAGTAAGTGCAGCGGACGATGCTGCAATCTCTTCCCGCTCTTCATCAAGAACCTCTGCCTCAAGTGCGTGCTCCTTGACGTTATACACGTCAGTGCTCCACTTGCGTCCACCGATCATGTTCGGCTCAGTACCCGGCTCACGTCGATCAGGGTAGATCAGCCAATTCGATCGGTCGAAGATGAAGTACAAACCGCTCTGTGTACTTACATCGACAACTGGAAACAGACGCTCGCCGATGAGGGACTGATTGGCATAGCCAAGTGCGAACCCTGTCAGTACCGGATCGAACGTCTGTAGTTTCTTAGGATCATACATCTATTTATTCACCCTCTCCTACAGGACTCGACCCGGAATTGCCAGAAGCACCGGGACTCGGTTGCCAGCACCCGACACTGCCTCAAGAGCAATGCCGACGACATAGTTACCAGCGGTAGCGGCAGTAACGGCACGTCCTGACGAATCTGACATTACCGATGCACCACGCGCAATTGCTCCACCAGCCTCCAACTCTGCGATACCCGCCATCTGAATCGAGCAACCGCGACCGTGTGTAACATCGAGCGCAGCCACATCAAACAGATTGACACCAATGATGACCACGTTAGATGCAGCGGCCTGTGCTGCCTCTTCCGTGTTGGCCGTAAGCACTGCAAAGCGATGCTTTGTCATCGGAGCCACAGCGTTGTATCCCTTAGCAAACAGTACGTTGCTGTATGCGGCCATTAGTTATCACCACCCTTAACGCTGCTGAAATGATCCTGATATGCCTTAGCAAGCTCAGGGTGCTCGGAAGCAGTCTTACGCATAGCATCGGGGTAAGACAGATTCTCAGCAGCCTGAATCTCTTTGATCTTAGCCAGGAAACTATCGACACCCGGCTCAACCAACTCAGCCGCCTGACTTGAACCATGCTCCTTGTAATCGACAATGTGCTCCTTATCGGTGACAGTGGCAAGAACCTCAGCAAGATCCTCCGTGCTGATACCACCGGACTCCGATGCAAGATATGCATTCTCGATCTTCTCACGTGCAGTTGTGCTCAGACCGCGACCGTCACCAAGATCGGTAAACTGAGCGGCAAACTCACTAGCACGTCGAATACGACCCTCCTGCTCAAGCGCAACCATACGCTTGTGCTGCTCAGGGTACTCAGAGGCAAACTTACTACCTGCCTCAATTTCCGCTGCAACCTTTCGCAGCGGCTCAACCTCTGCAATGACGCTATCAAGCTTAGCGATGATGGCATCATCGTCAGCGTCATCGGGAAGGTCAAGCTTGGTGCGAATCACGTCAAGCTTCACAACGTCACCCTCCTGTGGACTATCGGACTTATCGATGTTGTCGGCGTTAGTACCGACCCACTTGCGAAGCCTCTCCATAAAACCAGCATCGGCGGACGGATCATCGTCTGCCGGGTGGATCGGAGAGGGGTTGTCGCCAGCCGTATTCGGCTCCTTGTGAGTCGGTGCCTTCGGCTGCTGTGTGTTGGGATCAAGCGGATTGTTGGGATCTGCCTGATCCTGTTTCTGGCCCGCAGGCTCAGTGTGCGTATCGTCGTTACCCATGTCAGTCTCCCATAATAGCTCACTTGCGTTGATTGGCAAACGCCCCTTGTGTTGAGGCCGATTAGTCAGACCCCCACCAAAGATCACATCGTTGTAAACTACTCCCGTAGTCGGATGCTTCCATGCTGGGTGCCAGTCCATTGAGAAGTATTTCCACTCACCAGCATGTATCTCTTGACGTGCGGTTTCAGTCCAATCAACCAATCCCCACAGGCCATCAGTACGTGCCTCTACATCACGAATCCAACCACTAGCCTTATTACCCTTGGCCTTATCCATCTTGTGGTCATAGTCGGTTTCAATCTCATGACCTCTAATGCCGTTCTTGAAGTTCTCAACCATTCGTGATGCCATTTCTGGCGTTACTGATAGATCCTGACCATACGGCTTCCACGTACCATAAGGTGCAAGCTGAATCCACGTAGGCTCTGCTACACCTTCACCTGCCGACTTCGGGAGCCGGGTTAGGTAGAACATCTCCATTAGCGACTCCTTTTCCTACGTCGTGCAGCGGCCTTACGTCCGGCTGCTGCTCTCTTCTGAAACTTTGCCTTGCCCAATTTCTTCCTACCTATTGATGCTGCCAAACCTTTAGGATTCCGTACTCCCTTACGCTTAAGTTTGGCAGCAAGTTTTGAGAAGTTTGTTCGTTTACGTGCCATGCTACGGCTTGGGTGTGTTTACCCGCTTGTTGACAGTCTGCGTACCCGCCATACCATGCCCCTTAACGGTAGGCTTGGTATTACCCCTGTTGTTGACCTTCTTATTGTGTGCTGACTCCCTGACACCACGCACACTACCATTACCGAACATCTTATACTTTGCCACGATCATCCTCTCTTACGCTTTGTACCTTTAGAGGTATGTGGATGAGACTTACGACGGCCTCCACCCTTCTTAAACGGTGCCGCCTTCTTACCTTTGAAGCTCATGGTGCATTCACCGACTTCGGTATGTTACCGGTCTGTGGCTGTCCATTCGGTGTAGCCTTTGGGTTTGTATCCTGTTGATTCTGTACCTGCCCACCTTGATCCTGTGCGTTAGGATTGGGTGCCACAGTAGGCTGTACATCAAATGCTTGCACGAAGCCGGGAGCGTCAAGATGTGTAGTCGGAGCATCAACCTGATCCAGTACCCACTTCTC